TAGGGCCACTAGCTGCTGCGCCAAAACCCAAACTTTTAGCTGAAGCTGCACCAAATGTTGAAAGTAAAGGCATACCTATTCCTTATGCGTACTGTGTAACTGATGCTAAAACTGTAAATGTAGCATCTGCTGTTTTAATTATTGTAAATGAGTAAGCATCTATTCCTGACGCATTACCAGCTGACGGCGCAGAGCCACCTTGCCATTTTGGTGTTACTGATGAACTGTCTACTTGATAAGCATTTAGATAGTACGCTGTAGAACCTTGCGTCATTAAGATAGCAACAGTAACAGATTGCCCGATTGCAAGATTGGCATTTACATTACTAAAGTTAATAGTTCTGTTTGCAGTTTGATTAGCTGTATAAAATTCAATTGCTTGTGCAGTAGTGTCGAATGTAATTGTGCCAGTTGTAGAAGTTTGAGTAGTTACTTTTTCGTAAACCTCTTCAATATCAAGCGTATTATTAATAATTAATGCGCCTGTCATTGTACCACCTGCAAGCGCTAATTTTGTAGCAATGCTGTTAGTTACTGTTGTTGAGAAGTTTGCATCATCACCTAATGCAGCCGCTAGTTCATTTAGTGTATTCAAAGCATCTGGCGCACTGTCTACTAGATTAGCTAAATCTGTTTGCACAAATGCTGTTGTAGCTATCTGTGTGGTGTTTGTTCCGGCTGATGCGGTAGGTGCGCTTGGTGTTCCAGTAAATGTAGGGCTTGCAAGTGCTGCTGCACCAGTAACCTCTGCAACTGCTATTGCACCATCGGCGAGAGGATTACCTGTTGATACTAAGGTTGCTAAGTCTCTTGCTTTTGTCATACGTTATCCCTCTATTCTACTTCATACACGTTAAGTACAATTTTATCTGATGAAGCTACATCTGCCCCAACAACCAAATACTTGCCTACTTGTATAATCCTACAATGCCCATCTGCTATATTCTGGCTATCAACATTTCTTAAACCCATTTTTGAAAATGCTGTAGGCATACCTATTTGTGTGCTTTCATCAACAGCAAAAACTGAACCCCTATTTCCACAAACAACAGTACCATTATAATGTCTAAAATTTCCATAATCTGAATCTGCCATATATAAACTTACAAAATTAGATGAAGAATGACCTACAACATTTCTGGCATTGCTTGCTGCCATACCCTTTGAAAACACCATACCTGACGCTATTTTATTATCGCCATCTTCTGCAAACCAATAAGCACCACCTTGTTTTGCTGGGTAGGTAGCAATACTTGATATTTGTTCGTATTGATTAGAAGCATGAGTAGTTTTTCTTGTTGTGGAACCAAAAGTAAAAGTATTACTTGAGATACTGCCAAGATTAATATATTGAGAACCGATTGCATATACAGTTGAACTTTGTCCATCACGGTGTCTACCAATATAGGCAAGACCGTCTGCCGTTCCTGTTTGTGCAACCTGATCGTTGTCTCCATACTTTGTACCATCTGTTAGCGAAGCACTAATAGTATTACCATTTGGATCAATACCAGCGCATTGCATATTTGATCCATCTGTACGTTTATGAGAACCTAACATATAACCATTATACATAGAGGTTAAAGCTAATGATTTTTCTTGACCTGATGCAACATTACTAATGTTTGTCACAGCAAAAGAACTGCCATTCCAAACTACTTTATCCATTCTAAAATCATTAGAATTATTGCTACTAACTATTAAAAAATGTCCATTAAAATTTCCTACGCCACCACGAGATAGATTATTAAAACCCAAAGTAGTAGGTGCTAAATCTTGCGTTAAACTACCATCACTACCAATTGTATAATGACCCATTTTTAATGCAGAAGAATTTTCACCAGACAAAACTGCAAATTGAGTATCCGAATACGGAATAAAGTATGGATTAGTTTTAACAACATCTATAGTTAAAACACTTTTGTATGTAGCTTTTCTAATTAGATCATATGATATATTCGGTATAGCTGTAGACCCACCGCTTCCACCAAAAAAAGAACTTGTTGTACCCATTTTATTTCCTC